TCTGATGGCAGACGTCAAGTATTTGTTCACGGCCGTTCAATTGAATCAAGACCCAAAAGTGTTCAAGCACGGCAGGATTTTGGTCACTTTGAAGTTGATACGATGCAATCGGGTCAGAAACGTGGTGAAGTGCTTGTCACAATCACAGAAAGATTAAGCCGGCAACATATTGTGAGGCAAGTTAGTGGTCGCAATAGTCAGGCAGTGACACCAGTATTAATTCATTTTTTTCAAGGGATCGAGAATGCTAAGTCAATCACTGTTGATCGAGGACGAGAGTTTGCAAAATATGATGAAATCGAGCAAAAACTAGGCATTCCAGTTTACTTTGCACACCCATACTCACCAGAAGAACGTGGGAGTAATGAGATATTAAACCGATACGTTCGGCGATTCATACCAAAGGAGCGAAAAATTGAGACGGTTAGCGCCAAAGAATTAGATCAAATTAATCATTGGATTAATGCAAGACCAATGAAAACACTTAACTGGCAATCACCACGAAAGGTTTTTCAGCAGTTCGCAGTGTTCGGTTAATTCTTGCAATCTACCATAAATATAATGATAAAAAGCGACTAGAAGTTGATTTAGTCGCTTTTTATCGAGATCAATTACTTCGGTACCAATACGTCATTTTCGGATTATATCTAGCCACTTACCTAGCATGTATTACAAAAATAACCTTTCAATCTCGAACCCATTATCAATTTTTGATATACCATACTAAAAGGAAAAAGAGCAAGCCCATGTTGAGTTTGCTCTTAATTTATCTGGATAATATTAAGGGTATTAATTACTTAACGGCTACTATATAAGTATGTTTGAAGGCGTTTCAACACTGTTGTACAGGCATTGTTAATAAACATATTGCTTCATAATCAGCTAGATATTTGTTACTGTTTCCCCAAATTTTCCCCAAAATAAAAAGCCGACTAGATTAATTTCTAGCCGGCTTTTTAACGAGTTTCATTTGATGAACTTATCTCAAAATTCATTTCCCCATAGCTGTTATTGTATCATAACGATGGGTATTATCGTTATATAATTTTGGAATAAAAGAGCCTGACAGGTTCCATAACTGATGATCAGAAATGCTTAAAGGAGTAAGTTGCTCTGTAAAAAGGAATGCCTGTCAGACCTTAATTTCATTATACATGACGATTTGTTAAATATATAACAATATATCGTATTTTAGACACTTGTTTCAAAAGTGTGTAATGTTAGACCTCATTATTCTAAATCGCCAAGCTCCACACTTACATTCGTCTCTTTCTTGATACGTTTCGCTAATTCAGGCATGCGATCTTTTTCAGATTCAACGTACCTACCTATTTGTTCAGAATGTGTGGCCATACCTATTTTGGCGTATTCAAAGAACACGTTTAACTGCTTGGAATATCTTTGATACACGATGCGCACCCAATATAGGGTGTTCTTCTGTTTCGTGAATCGCTTTCTGATTTCTTCGATTAGTTTGTCGTCGTAGTTCATAATGTCCCTCTATGACATTATACGAACACTTGTTCTGTTTTGCAAATAAAAAAGCAACTGGACATAATGCAGTTGATTTTTGTATGGGTCAATTATACAGATTGAGGGAAAATAAATACCATTAATATAATTTTTAAAACTTTTGCGTCATGAAACGAGAAACGCCAGTTATCGAAAAATTATTGGTTATATTTTTAAGCTGGCCTTCGAATTCTTTTAAATCTTGGTTTTCTTCATCAACAGCCTCATCATTTATGATAAATGATAACGTCTTATCCATATTATCTAGATGTTCAATGTCATAGAGCACACTTTTTAATTCTTTTGAAAGATTACCTTTTTTCGCGTAATCAAATGTAATAATTTTGATAACCGAGTTTCCAATTTGATAATCAAATATTGGTGATTTATCAAAATTACCAATAAATTCTTTTGGAAGTCGTTTTATACCAGTAATTTTATTATATTTTATCTGCTTCGATAACAGCTTTTTCACTTCACTTTTTGTGACACGCTCATTTTTGGGGCGATCATAATATAAATATATTCCTTCTAAACCATGCATTTCTTTTTGGATTATTTCTTGATTGTCTTCAACAGATATTCCTTGTACGTTGAAAAAATAAAACTCATTAGCATAGTACTTCGTCTTGCTAATCAAAAAATCTTTATCATGGATTTTTGAAAATTCTCTGTCCTCAAACCTACTATATTCTCCACCTATATTTTCCTTTGGATAGTCAAACTGATATCTTAACGACTCCATCACTATATTAAAGAAATTTTTATCATACTCATCATCAAATGTTTCTAGTCTTTTTCTAGATTTTAAAGATATGAATTTTGAATATCCTTTTTGAGGTATATGAAAAACTATCCCAATATTCATAGACTCGCGCCTTATAGAACTTGGCCTATAGCCCAAAACGCTATATAGTAATTCGACTTCTGCCATGATTTTCTCCTTTCTAAATGCTAAATTTAACAACTAAATAATCAACTATCTCTTCTACATGTTTCACTTGAAATAAAATAAAATCTTTAATTGCTAATTTGTCCGTTTCTGTTATCAACCAATCAACAGGAATATCTAATAACCATTTATCCACAATATCAGGACTCATGCTTTTTACTTTTCGCACAATATGATCAAAGCTATGTTTACCATGAGTGTCACCATATGCTTCTAGTAAATACTCATATTCTACATCTTCTAATGCTTCAATTTCAAAAGGAGGTATCTTACTAATTTCTTTAAGCGTAGCAGGTGTCCAAAATTGTTGTTGCTTTAAGATTCTGTCATTATCAACAACATTTAATTTCATATCCTTCCTATCAATTAACCAGTTGCCTCTATTCAATCCTCTATCAATATTAACAATAAACTGGTCATAAAAAATAATTCCTAAAAATGTGTCTATATTAGTAGCGCTTTTTAATATATTTGGAACAGCAGCTGGTGTATAATTATGATACTTTGTAACAAAAACCGTTCCAATCTTTGGTTCAGCATCAATCAGATCGGCATTTTCATTTACCGTATCTCGACTTAACTTTGCACATTGAAATTCTGGATGATTAAGTTTTAAAAAGTCTATAATGTGGTATCCTAAAAGTTCATTGAACAATGCTTTTGAATTTTCAGCTTGTCGTACACTATATTTCATGACATATTGCTGATCGTCATCACAAACTACTAAAAATGGCTTGCTCATGCCAACTTTCATTTGTTCAACTACTGTTTTTACTTTTAACATCAATTTACCTTTTATTTTAATAAAAAACTTATTCGATTATAGCATAAACGGAAATAAAACACACAAAAAAAGCCAACCAGAACTTAATCCGGTTGGCTTTTTGATTTATTCAATTTTGTAAGGAATTAACCTTTGCTTGTGCATCAGCTAATACCTGTTGTGCTTTGGCTAACTCATCAGCTTTGGCCAATTCACTTTGCTGTTGTTCAGCTTTTTCTTGTGCCTTAACTTGTTCCTCTGTAATTTGAGGATAAGCCTGATCTAACTCATTAATCAATAGAGCATATTCTTTTTCAACTGCATTTTTGATTAATGTTTCATCTGCATCAGAAAATCCTAAAGTAGTTAGTGCTTGATTAACAATTTTAACCGCGCCAGACTTCTTAGCTTCACCTTCCAAAAACTCCGTGGCACCTAATTTATGCATAGCCACTACGGCATCTTTAGCTAACGGAGATAGCACTTGAATCAGGTTTACAACCTGTTTGTTTCCTAAAATCACCTTGCTGACGTATGCACCAATAATAGGAATAGCTGCAATAGCGATTGTTGTAATTAATTTAGTAATTGTATTCGTATCCATGTGTTCTCCTTAAATCATTTGATAGTCGCAAACGACTTCATCATTGACACTGGCTCACCACCAATTTCAACGTTAATCGTTGTAGCTGTTTGACTGATTACCTTGTACTTACCGTTCAAAGTAAAGTATTCCATACGTCCGTTGTTACCCTGAATGTATTGATTGCGTAGCCTATGACCGTATCTATCAGTCAAAGTCATGGCTGAAATAGGAATATAGTTGTTGTAATCAATCACTGGAATACTCATATCAATGTTGACGCCGTACATTTTGTTGTTGTATTTAGTCCAGTAATCAGCCACGTAGACACCACTGAAGGTTGCGTATTGAGTCTTAGCTGGCGTACTTGGCGTGTTAGTTGACCGTGACGGCTTAGAAGCAACTTGCTCAGCTGGCTTATCATTATCCAATGAACCAACCACCATAACGTTCCCGTCAACTCCGTAGTGATTATCGGCATACTGCCAAATCTTCACGTTGCTCATATTTGGGAAGTACTGCATAGGTGGTGTTGCTTGATTAGCAGTAGTTAGATACCAAGCTAACCACAAAGCGTTTGGATAACGTGCATTGATACGGCTCAAATCAACGTATGAGTTGACGTAGCTTGTGTAGCTATAAAACATAGGCTTATAGCCAGCAGCGTAAATCTGATCCATGAACGTCAGAATAGCTGTGGTGTTGTTAACCTTGTTAGCGCCTGCCCCTGCTTCATAATCTAAAGCAATGTAACTGCCCTTAGCTAATCCAGCGTTCTGTGCGTCTTGGACAGCTAATTGTGCGTGATAACTCGCTTCACTAACCGAATCACCAAATTCACCCCAGAAATAACCACCTGTTTGCATACCAACGGCATCAGCGTTATGAATTTGTGCATAGGCTTTAGGATTGGCATAATGACTACCCTCACCACCGCCACGTCCGCCTAGCTTAACCATAGTGAAGTTATCACCATAACTCTTAAACTGGCTGAAATAGCTTGTAGTTGTGCCTTGATAACTAGCAACGTCAATACCATTAGTATTGGCTGATACACCTGAAATCATGGCAACTAAAAAGGCAACCGCTCCAAATGAAGCGACTACCCATCGTTTTAATTTATTCAATTTTCAATCCTCCCATTTATCGTGTTTCCACGTTTCCAATTTAGTAAGCCGTATCTCATGGTTGTCCGTGATGCTGTTAGATATTTTTAGCTCATCTTTCAAGCCAGCCATATCTGTTCTCAATCCATTAATTGAGTCCACAACGGTATTCTTCAATACCCACCACAAACCGCCTAACAACATTGACCCAATCGTCAACCAACTTAATACATCATGTGGCCATATCATTTGCGCACCTCCTTTCATTGACTCAACGCTGACGTGCTATTAGAAGTTTAATCGATAGTGATATTGATATGAACGCCGCCCAGTCATCAATCGTGTATCCAAAAAATTTCAATTTCTCACTTCCTTAGCTTAACCACACTTTGTCTAGTTCCCTGAAGCGATTATATACATGTGACTTTAGCACTGTATAATTGGCAAATGCAATCGTACTATCATGCCAAACATCTTCTTCCGCTTGGTAATTAGCTACCCCAATTTTATCCATGTGTTGACGATAACGATTAAGAATATAAGCAGGTGTTAGCCACGAGCGCAATGCTTTGTACCGAGACTGTACATCGTTGCCAAATATTGTTGCTACTCGCTTGAATAAATTATTAGTTTCTAAACCAATAATTCCCTTTGTTTGATCAAAGACTTTCCCATCCGATCCAGAGCCAAGTGACATATCAAGATCATATGGATGGTACTGCCACTTTTTCCCATCGACTGTGAAAAGAGTTTGATTTTTAATCCAAGCATCAGTGTCTTCGATAAGATTACAAAAGATTAAGTAATCAATAACCGATGCTTTATGAAAATATTGTTCAAATTGGGCCTTAAAATCTTTGTCTGTCGAAGTTGCTACAAATTTAATTAAATTATTAAGGCTAGTTTTAATTTCGTCCGTTGAACTATCAGAATAAATCATCTCATAATCGGTTTTACCATCGAGCTTTACCCCACCATCTGGTAAAGCTTCAAATTGTGTCGCCCCAGCTTGCACAGAACCAACAATAGCTTTAACATCACTTCCATAACTTGCTTTAGCAATATTAAAAGAATAGATTCCGGCAAAATCACCATTTAAGTAGAGCTTAACTGGGAAGCCATCAATGAAGCCAAAATTATCAGCTTTAATTAATGTATTTGGTATATTATCACCATTCGCCCAAATATCGGCACCAATGTTAGCATTAACCACATCTCGACATAATAGCGCATCAGTATAGTAAGCTTTCAAATTCCACTTATCCCCCTTAGTCCACTCGACTTTAGGCTTAAATTCAAGCTTATTCTTCATTGCGCTATCATTAAATGTTTGGATTCGATAAGCTTTTTTAGCGTAACCTAACGAGCTATCTCCCTGCCATTTAGTTGCTGCATGGCCCACAATTGTTCTTGTTCTATCCTTGAATACGAAGTTCATCGAAACTTTGTTATCCCGAGTCATCGCCTTAACATCACCGCTAAGATAAACTTCCGGAAAATCACTAGCTGGAGCATTAAGTGCGTCATCTTTTGGACTGTACTCGACTAGTAATTTTTCTCCTCGGAATAATAATGAAGCATTATCGCTGCTATTAACTGCTTCAATGCTAATTCCAATTTGTACAACGCCCTTTGCTAAGGATCCATCTAAGGCAAAGACATGATTGTAATGTTTAATCCGACCTGTTTGAAAGTTAACCGTGTCAATAGTAACAGTCTTATTAAGATCGTTACCAAAATAATCAAAGAAGTGAACGTTAACAGCTGCAGTCAGCGTTACATAAGGATAAATGTCAAAGCTAAGCCGTCCACGATTATTAAGAAGCATGTAGATAGTGTTATTATCCAGTATCTTCCACATAAAACCTTGGTTAACTCCGCCATTGTTAGTTAAGCTTAGCTTATGCCAAATTTCGCCAACAAATATAGTGTCTGATATGCTTGTGTTCTGATCACCAGACCAGCTCATTGCTGGAGTAGTTAAAAGGCCAGCGCTACTACTATAAGAGTCAAAATTACTAGTTAACTCGGTGGCACCGAATAGAGTCTTACCAATATATGCCGTTGAGCGAGTCTGAATGCTAATCCCAACTTTTGCTACACCAGCAGCAAGCCCCGGATTGAGGCTGATTAGCTTTTTGTAGTGTATTGGCTGATTAGCAACCAGACTAATCTTATCGATGTCAACACTCTTATTTAGGTTGGTTCCAGCTGCATCATAAAAATTAATCGCCAAGGTTAAAGTCTGTGTATACATCGGAAAAATATCTGTACTAAATAATGTTGATTTATTTAGAAACTGATTCAATTCTCCGTCACTAGTTACAAACCATTCAATCCCACGGCTACCGCTTGTGCCGGTTGCGGTTAATTGCGACCAATTGTGTCCCATGAATTGAACTTTAGTGACAACCGAATCATTGGTAGTTGCAGAAATCGTCCCATTTAACAGGTTCCTATCCGCATCAACTTTATACGGCTGATATACTTGCCAATCTGACCACACTTGATCATGCAGTTGCCTAGTGTAGATATGATTAGCCGTAATCCATGTTTGACTGAATTGCTGACTATCAGCTGAGCGAGTATATCTAAAGACACCTTGTTCATCGGTAACAGGTTGTGGATATTCTAGTTTACCTGCACGTTTTCTAACACTCTCATCACTCGCTTGAATAAATAGCCAATGCTGTCCTAAGCTAATACCGCTGGCTGGACTAATTGCCGAACCGACTACTGTCTGAGTTGTAATATTAATCGATTCTTGATAAATCCCCATTATCCGATTGTTCTGATCATTTGTTAAGCCTACAGCTTGAAAGACTGGGCCTTTGGTCCATTGACCATTAAGATAGAGTGCAAGATAGCCATCACTAGTAGCGATTAACTTAGTTGCTCCATTTGGATAAGCGGCTTTCACCGCATTTAAATCAGCATAAATTTCAGGCTGTAAATTCATTTGAGCAAGCTTATCATTGATACTGTTATTCAAATCATTTTCCTGATTATCCATTCGTTCTTTCAACGTTGGATAGGTTTGGCTAATTGAATTAGTTCTTGCATTTTGAACTTCAACTGATATGTCACGCTCCTCTGACAATGCGGTTTCTGCAGTTGCCTGTGTTGCGTCTTCTCTCCCTTTCAAGGTGTCATATGATTTACCATTGGCATCAATACGAGCCTGTGTAACCTCGTTTTGGCCTTGTGGTGCAACATTACCCAGCATATCTAAAATTTGTTTGTTTAGACTATCTGATTGACCATCAACACCATTTTGAATTTTTTCAAAATTATCGACTAAATCATTTCTAAGTGTTTGATTCAATCCAAGTGAAAGTTCATTGGTTTTTAGTTTTTCCATCGTTTTCTCCTAACGTTTCAGATATTTTAGTTGCTTTGACATTTCCGTTTTCATCAACCGAAATTTCATAATTATAACCAGATGAATTTATAATTAGTCTGCCAGATAACCTGGTGTTTCCTTCATAAGTCTTATTGCCTTTAATCGTTTCATCACTCTGGTTAGTTGGCGTTGCGTATACCTTTCCATTGACTAGTAAATCACCATTATCATCAAATGAAATTGAAAAAGTGTTTCCTGTTGGGGATAGCATCGATAAACTAAGCAATTTCAAATCATCAAAATCACTATTTTTAAAGTGAAATCCATCAGCAGCAACCAACAATCTAGCTGTTTGTTTTTCCCCATCGGGGGCTGCATAAATAGCTTTTCCTATTCCTAACGCGCTAACGTTTTCTACTATTCCAGGCCTTTTATTTTTCCAATCTGTCATATTAACTCCATATATACCAAACACCATTATTCATCATTGATGTAACGTCCTGTGTCAACTGCTTGACTGATTTTCCGATATGTTCATTGGTGTCTTTTGCTCTTTGTTGCATAGCCCAGTTATGAGCAGAATCAAATATCTTATTCCCAAATGTAATGGTATCGGTCTGCTTGCTATCTTGTGGGTAATAGGTCATTCCAACAATTCTAGTATCAACGTCAACACCTAACCTGTCTTTTAATAGACCAGAATTGCCCATCTTGATACTATTTATATCTGACAGCTTTGCTCCGTGTTCAAATTCAGCACGTTCCATCGTGTATTGAATAATTGGATAATCTTGTAATTGCCCCTTGATGTAGTTGTTGAGAGAGTTGGAGTCCGTAAACCTATCATCTTGAACAGTCGCCGCTTGTTTCACACCCCAAATAGAAGCGTTAGGGCTAGCGTATTCTGCGGTAGCTGCATAACTACCGTCATCATTTTGCTTTCCTAATCCCTTTATTTTGGTGCGGATGTTGCTGTAATCTTCTGTCCAAGATATTTTGTGAGCGTTATAACCGTCAATAAACACAAACTGATCGCTTTGACCTATTTTTTTGTAAATATGAATGGTCCAATTGTCAAAATAAAATTCAAACCCAAAATCATCTTTCAACGTGTTCATAAACAAACTGTCTGCAAAATCACCACCAAAACCATCACTAAATGAATAGTTGCTGAATGTATCATGAATAACATACTTGAACGCTGTTCCATCGGTAATGAATTTCATGCAGGCATCTAAACTCTGCGTGTTTGATAATCTACCTTCAACGTACTTATCGTGCAAGTCTGTACCGACATGAACGCCGGCAACTTGATACGACCTTGTGTTACCCAATGAAATTGGATTAACGGTCGTCAACCTAAACCACTGTCCTGTTTCGGGAACTAATACCATTGTCTGTGGTGACATCATCAGCGTTGCAGCTTTATTTTGAACACTATCATCTAATGTGAAAGAGACAGTGCTTAATTCGTTTAAACTTTCTGTAATTGGAAGGTTATAAACGATTGCCGGTGTTTCATCGACCGATATTTGTTTTACATATATAACATTAGACATTAGTAGTAGAACCTCGTTTTAAATGAAATAGTAAAATCAGTTGAGCCAACAATTTCAATAGCATTATTACCGATTGCATAGTCAACAAAGCTGCGGTCAGAATAATCATTACCAAACCTTTGTGTGCCATCTACCATCGGAATTAATCCGATAATGTCTAGTTGTTGGTTCTTATTCAATGACTTCTTATACGTAAATGATTGGCCAGTAGTTGTGTTCTTAAAAGTCAATGAACTAGCTACATTACCTTTGAAAGTAACAGTAACTGGGCGTTCACTAGCTAACAACGGTATGATTGATGGATTGTAGAAATTAAATTTAGTTTGATTGGTAAATGTGTATTTCGGTGTATCGAATGGTATACCCATTCCAATGCCATAAGTTCCACCATCAAAAGTGAATGGATCTAATGTTGTAGCTGTACTTTCAGCTAATCCGTCATAGCAAACTAGATTAATCGCTACGCTTTTGGCTTTCCAAAAATTTCCCAATCGTGGATAGGTAAATGACTCAGCAACCACTTTCCATCTCAAAAACGGTGTACGCATATTGATAACATAAAAAGGCTCCGTACTACTAAATATCCGTAGCACTTTGAGCCTTTGTAATTCGTAATCGTAGTTGTCTCGAGCATATACATCAAATGTTAAGGGTATGGTAGTTTGTTGAATCTGACTATCAGACAATTCAGCACCATACCTACCAATTTGCGTGTAAGTGTGCTGAAAGTTAGCTGAAGGTGGGTCGAATGTTACGACGTGTATTCCTTCCTTTTCAAGGTCGTAGGTTGTACCATCACGCCTTTGAATTATGATTGAACCCTTATAATTAGTAGACATAAGTATTACCCGTCACTTGTCCTTTCATCTGAATTTCTTGGTTTTGTAGTACCTTGATTTTGGGATAGGTAGCCCGAGCAATCTCACCGCTATCTAATTGCACCGTCATATGAACGTCGCCACTCAAATCAATACCGCCATTAGTTGATTGCATAGCAGATGAACCGGCTATGATTAGCTGTTGAGATGTTATTGCTTGCATACCACTCTTTGCTCCATTAATAACTCCGGCTAACTTAGCAGCAAAGCTATTAGGCTGTTTTTGAGCAGTTTCTTTAATTGAACCGATAATAGTTGAATCAGCAGTTGGACGATTAGAATTTGTAACCCATTCGTCTTCGCCTTCAACCTCACCGACAATTCCAATACCGTTTGTACGTCCACCATTTGCATAACCGTGACCTTGACCTAAGAATGATAGGTTACTACCATAAGTCTTTTTAGCATAGTTCAATCCAGCTAGTAATGAATCATATCCATTGAATGGGTTATTATGCCCTGGAAACTTATTGGCATTAAATGTAGATGTTATAACCTGCATCAACCCTTTAGCTAAATCACCAGTCTTATTGTTAATATCACCAATGTTACCCTGTACAGCCTTTTCGTTACCACCTGATTCAGTAGCAATCTGTCGCAATACTTTGTTAACCATATCGCTAGATGTACTTAATCCATTTGCTTTTAAGGCATCCACAACCTGTGACTTCCAACGAGTTACACCCGAACCAGAAGGAGCGCCTTTTCCACCACCGCCGTCTCCTTGCTCTTCATCTTGAACTTTTTTAAGCCCTTTGCTAAACCAAGAAGCAATACTCCCAGTTAGTTTATCGAATGTTCCAGTTGCAATCTCGCCATAATGACCAAGTCCATTCATTAGACCACTAGTGGACTTTGTGATAATACCCTTAATAGCACTCGCTGGGTTCTTCAAGAACTTTGTGATAGCTTCCATCTTGTCACCAATCCAACTACCAACATCAGAAAGTTTCCCCTTTCCCCAATCAATAGCATCACCGACAATACCACCATCAGCATACTTCTTAATACCAGCCATTCCCATAATTGACTTTGTTTCTTCACCGTTGTAAACACGGGTTCCTTTAGGAAGTGGCATAATATGATTACGCTTGTTTGACATAGTCATTTCACCATTAGGCAACTGAATTAATTCCTTCCAGTTAGAACCGGCACCATCGTTAACCATTGCTAGTTGGCTTTCACCACCTATAACACCTCCAGCAGCTAATTTAACTGGTTTCAAGTGTTTAACAGATGTTTCGTGTCCGGTAAAGAACTTCCATACAGAATCAATCCCATCAACACCAGCGTTAATGACTTTAACAACTCCGTTAATACCATCTTCGGCATATCCTTTAATATCTTTCCAGATACCACCAAAGAAGTCGCTAAGGCCTTTCCACATTCCTCGCCATACGCCGTCAATTGTTTTCATGACACCGCTGATGGTATCACTAAGACTATTAACTGAGTTACTTCCAGTTTTTTTAATACTTTTCCAAATATCACCAAAGAAATCACTTATTGCTTGCCATACTTTGTTCCAAGCCTTAGATATGAATTTCATAGTGTCTGAAATTATGCCACTTAGCCACTCAATTATTGGCTTAAAGAACTTAACTAAGGCGTTCCAAATAGACTTGAAAACAGATAGTACAAAATTCCAGGTTACTTCCCATACTTTAACAACAAAGTTTACAAATGTTTGAAGGATTTTACGGTAAACAGAAATCTCGATTTCAAAGAATTTCAATATAGCACCAAACACAACAGTAAACGTTTTTTGGATTGCTTTCCAAGTGACACCCCAAGCCTTTTGAACAGGCTTCCAAACTGATGATAGAAAGTTTACAATGCCCTTAAATACAGATTTGAATAGTTTTACGATCGGTGTGAAAATCGGTTCAAAAGCTTTATATAAAAGCTTTCCGAATATAAAGACAACACCTACTACACCAAGCAAAGCATATAGAAAAACTTTGCCAAGCGTGCTGAATACCTTGCTAGCAGTTTTTATAAACGAGTTCCATCCTTTGACAAAGCCTTTAACGAGTCCATCAAACCATTTTCCAATAGCGTTCGATCCGCTACCGATTGACTTACCTATGTTTTTAAACCACTTGCCTAAACCTTTAAAGAACTTACCAACAGCTTTAGTGGCTTTTCCAAACCATTTGCCGATTCCTTTGAAAAAGTTAGCAGCAGCATTAACACAATCATCAACAAACTTTTTGAATTTTTTGTTGTGCTTATATAACTCATAAAAGGCAACACCCAAGGCAACTATCGCCGTAACAATGATTACAAATATGTTAGCTTTCGTGGCAAGGTTAAAGGCCTTTTGAGCCAATGTGGCTAACTTTAAATTAGTTATTACAGCTTTAGTCGCACCTACAAAATCACTTACCTTTTTTATGGCGAATGCAGTAGCAATAGCTGCACCGAGTGCTTTAATCAAAGACTTGTGTTCGGCTATTTTACCAAGCACATTATTTAAAGTTTTTAACGGATTATGTGCCTTTTTACTATCTTTACTAATTAACCCGAAGGCACTAGCTATACCTGTGATTGTATCTTTTGCGACATTCCAAGCTCCGCCAATAAGTGCCCCAGATATTTCTTTCAAACTGTTTAATATACCGGTTATATCTTTTTTGTGATCGTTGATATATCCAAAGACACTAGCAACGGCTTTTCCCATAGCACCGAATGCATTCGTTGATACATCTGCTAATTGATTAATAATCCCAGTAAGATTCTTCTTACCTATTTTATTAATCATGTTATCCAGTCCAGAAACAACGTTTGCCTCTAGTGAACCCCAAGCACCTTCAAAAGTATTGGTTGAAGTCGCCGCTTTTTTGGCTGCATCATTACTACCGAGCTTTGTTAGAGCATCATTAAACTCGTCAGCGGTGATTTGTCCGTCAGCCATAGCATCACGGAAATTACCAGTAAAAGCACCGTTTTCCTTAAGAGCCTTTTGTAATACCCCAGATGCACCAGGAATGGCATCGGCCATTTGATTCCAGTTTTCAGTGGTTAGCTTTCCGGCTCCAGCTGTCTGAGTCAATACCATAGCAACTGACTTAAACGTGTCGGCATTTCCACCCGCTTGTGCGTTTAAGTTTCCTGCGGCTTCAGTAAGTCCAAGGTAATCTTTGACACCGTTAGCAGCAAGTTGAGCAGTCGTGTTTGATACGGTATTCAAATCATAAACAGTATCATCTGCATACTTTTTAACTTGCTTTGCGGCTTTATCAATTTCATCTTCGCCAAATCCACCCAACTGCATAGTTGATTTGAACTTTTGTAGTGCGTCCGATGAATTCAATGCCTCTTGCCCTAATCCAGATATAAACCCAGCCACGGTACGCACACCGGCAGATATTGTTGAACCAACGAATGTTCCTATTGCAATATCTTTTAATCGATGAAACTTATCACCGACTTCTTCTGCTTGGTTTTTTAATGAACGCAAACCAGTAGAGGCATTGTCATTGAGTTCTACTTGAGAAGTTATTTTAGAAGGTATTTCACGAAGTAATTTTTCATAGTTAATGACTTCGCCTTTTTCTGCCTTAGTTAGTAGTTCGGTTTGTTTTTCTTTCGGTAGTTGATTCAATAATTCTCGAAAGTTTTTGATGCCAGCTTTATCAGCTTTTGTTTCAAGTTTCGCCACAAGTGGGTCACCCTTGAAAGCGTCTTTAAATTTATCATAGCCACTCTTACCAGCAGTTTCAGCCTTTGATTTGAACTCACTCCAAGTCTTATCTGTCTGATCATTTAACAATAAATCAATGTTAATTGAACCATCAGCCATTCAGTTTCCTCCTTTCTGTGTTTATTCAGCATCTCCCATCATCATGTCGAAGATTGCAGATGCATTTCCTGTAAATCCGTCTCCTTCTACCTGATTGTCAAGTTGATAATAGGATTTCATTTCACTTACGAATTGCGCTTGCTCTGGACTATCTTTATATCCAGTCAAGTCATCACTTCGATATTGTCTTATCTTTTGAATAGGAGTGTCCGGACCTAAGTTATCAAACAAAGCTTTGAACTGATGCCAATCCATACGGTCAATCATTTGATTTAGATCAATGTGATAGAAATTCAAAAAAGATGCATAGATTGCTCCAGCATCTTGTTCATAATCATAATCAGCTTGACTACTTAACGGCTCATCAACTTGTGTTTCATTGTTATAGTCACTTTCATCATTTCCGTATGGCTTTTCATTGATATACTCAAACAAGCTCTTTATGACATCCGCCTTAATGGCTATATCATCACTTGGAATGCTATCAACAACCAACAAAACAAAACATTTATCAATTTTTTCATCATCATCTAAATCACTATCCAAAACACAAAACGCTTCAATCACAACATTAAAAGCTAAATTAATTCGATATTCTTTATCAAGTAATTTAAATGTCGTCTCCGGTCGCTTGGTAAATGAAAACATTAGTCATTGCCTTTTGAACGACGTTGTGAACGATTGCTACCATATTTTTGCTTCAATTCATCACTTTGGCCAGCTTCAAACACAGCTTGCGCAATTTTCACAATAGTTACAGCACGATTGTCAGCATAGCGAGCAATTTCGTCAGCTTCTTTCTTACCGATGGCAGCTTCCAAATATTCTTTTGAGTTGTCAGACATTTCTTTGTATGACTTGCTTACCAACTTACGTTGTTCGTCCAAAGTTGCGTCTTCGTCATACTTTTCAACTCGCCGATACAAATCACCTGTCTTTAACATCAAATCAGAGTACTTTTCATCAATTTCAGGCGTATAGCGTGCTGTATACGTTTTCTTGCCAATGATGAAGTCCTCGGACTTGATAATCAAACTTGTAATGTTAATTGCCATGTGTGTTCTCCTTATGAACGCTTAGAATTGTTATGTAATTGGGCTTTTCACCCCATTTGAACGTTTAAGCCGTTGTCGCTAGATCAATATTATTGTCCGTCGCCAGTTGTAGTTCCTGTTACACTGCAGTGCTGACAACTTGTGGCTTACCATTAGCTGCAAGCGTGAAACTAAATGTTTGCTTTGCATTAGCAGCACCACCAAATGGTACAATGGCTTGCAAAGTAGCTGGGAACTGAACTTGCTTGCCTGATGGATCAGTCCAACGAGCCAATGTGTGTAGTGTGTCACCAACACCGATGTACTTTGATGCAATATAATCTTGTGCTGCATCACCGTTTAAGCGGTGACCGGCTACAGCAAATGAAATCGTCTTACCAGTTACATCGACACTAGAGAACCCTTCACCATCGTAGTAAGGCGTAGTATCAGCTGTTTCAGATGCAGAAGGCGTGATCTGGTGAATACCAGCAGCAAGTGTCGCCCACTTTGCCTTAGCAACATCAGCTAGCGTTGTGTTGCCAGCTGTATCAATTTCTAACTTATTTTGGTAGTTTTCATTAAATGTTTTAGCCATTTTAATCTCCTAAATTAATTTGTTGTGTTATTTCAACATTAAAGTCCAATAAAAAAACGCCTTTTTCAGAGACGTCTATCATTGTTGCGAATGGTTGTGGTTCAATATCTATCTTGTTGAAATCATACGTACCATCTGTTTCCAAACTGTCCGTGTTATCCAGCAAATCGCTTATCTTCCACAACGTATTATTACCTAATTCAAAATCATCAGTGCGTAAAGCTATCTCAAAAGGCAGTGTGCGTTCTTGAATTCCTGACCAATCCTGACTAACCACTTGTGAGCCGGGCTGTGAATAGATACCAAAATCATTGTCATTACTCAGGTGTCCTATGATTAATTGAGTTGGTAAATTGTCTAACTGATTAATTTTATCAGCAAGTCTTTCTAGTAAATCCATTACTTCATCAACTCCTTTACATAGACATCAGTTACAGTTTTCATCAATGATTTGTCACCTATCAAACGCTTGTCCCAACGGCTGCTAGTACCAGGTGTCGTGTAATTTCGAATCTGGCTACCGTTAATCACACCAAAGAATTGAGCGCGTGCATAAGGCATTGTATAGATGATGTGCTCACCATCATTTGAAACACTTGATACAGTTCTCAATCTGTTTTGCTTTTGCATGTCAGACTTTGGCACAAAACGTTCCATAGCCATCATTGCCTGATTAGCAGCCTTAAATTGTGATGATTTCTTGTTTGAACTAGCCATAATATGATTAGCTCTATCAAAGTCCAGTTTAATAGCCATCACAACACCTCCACTTCGTAACTCCAAACTTTATTATTCAATGGATTACGATTGTCTACTATTCGTTGAATAGTGTACTCAACACCCTCAAAAATAATCTTGTTCCCTTGGCTAGTTTTATCTAGCTTTGGGATTGGAGTTGTTACGTCTGAATACAAAAAAATAACTGCATTGGCGACCACTTGGCGACCGTTATTCGTTCCTGAATAAATTGTCTCTTGTTGAACCACACAATTATTAATGATCGTATCTACTTGCGTTTGCTTGCCATATTTATCTTTCACACCACTAGGCATACGATAAATGACTTGTTGATTAGCATATTTTTTCGGTATTGTGGGTATTTTAGACACTAGCAACACCTCCATATCGCAAACCGAAACGACCCAATAGCATTAATGCTTCATCAGGAATAGCGAATCCACTGCTAGTTGATGATGAACCATCACTGTTAGCAGATTGCAATGTGGTGCGGCCTATTTCTACACTTGAATACGAATCATTATTCAAATCAGAACTATCAGTAACGCTGTTTCTATCCATGTAATCAATAGTTAGCGCAATAGCGCGTTTAAACGCCTTAGCCCTAGCGTTTATCCATGGATATTCAGAAGCACCGTCATCTGATAATACAGGCGAATTAGGCATACCATAAAAGTAGTTAGTCACGGTATCAATCTGTATTTCAGCCTTTGAAATCAACTTTTTAAACGTATCTTCAGATACTGAATTAGGTAATATATTTGTAAATTCAGGATAAGTTAAATACATAACTTACTCCTTTCTGTAAATATTACTGACCTGTTCCACTTCCCGATGTTCCGCCATCAGTTGTAGTTCCTGTTACACTGCAGTGCTGGTAACTTGTGGCTTCAGCTTGTTTGACTTACGTACTGACTTATTTTCTACGCTAGTAACGTTTTGGTCGATAACAGTACCATCAGCATAAGTAAATGGCTTGATTGCTAGTAATTTAGTATCGTCATAAATAGCCACGCCATAATGCATGTCAGCGTTGAATTTAGTTGATTTGGCATCCATATCGCGTCCTGTTTCTGATTGCACGGCTCGCTTTAGATATGTTTTCATAGCACCGGGCTTAGCGACAATAGCTGAACCGACAGGAACCTTACGTGAGCGAATAAACTGCCAACCCAACACACCACCGAATACACCGGTTGATAAAATGGAATCACCTAACGCCGTTGCTCGTTCCCAATCTTGTGCCGCTACCTTACGAACTTTATTAACATCTTTCGGATTCATGTAGATAACGCCTTGAGCATTAGCATCGTCGCCCTCAAAATTATTGTCAGACGTATCATCAATAAATGCAGCTTCGATTGTGTCAATGAAATCCAACTTAGTAAAGTCAGCAGATGCCAAAGTCAGTCGTGATTTAGTAGCAGTTGCAAGTGTGTCATTATCAAGCTTTGATGCAATTGCCATCGCGATTTGTCGAGTTGCTTCGCCAACTGGGTCACCATATCCAGATAATACCGCTTCATCTGTTAACTTAACGCCCTTTGCAGCTTTCTTGACAGTGAATGTATCAGTTGAGTTAGTCATTTTTGCATAATCAATCGCTGCACCCTCGGCAACGTCTTTCGCATCACCAATATACTTCCAACGAGGAACTGTAATTGTATCACCCGGGCGACCTGATAGAGTATCGTCAATAGGTGCAATAGCCCCAAACTTGATTGCCTTTGGTAGTTGTGCAAGAATCATCTCACCCATCACTTCTGGGTCAATCATTTGTTCCAATGTAGTTAAATCATTTGCCATGAATTATTCTCCTTTATTTTGCGCAACCGCCTGTTCGTAGACCTCTGGATTAGAGCTCTTAAGTTCAAGCGCTTGTTTGTATGACAATTCGCTAAGCTTTGGTACCTCATTTGAACCACCAGAAGGATTGCCAGAACCAGTAATCTTAACGCCCGGCTTTGCACCTTCTTGTTCGGCAGTAAATAGATAACCATCACTTTCTTGTAATTGCTCAAGTTGTTCTTTCAGACCATGCACACCGTCGTCATCAATCGTGATGTTGTCGCCGTTCAACAAAGCCTTAACAGCTTTTGGATTCTTAGCCTTAGCTTCACGCAAAGCTAGTTCAATAGCGCCATCACGCTTCAATGTGGCAATGTTGGCTTCGTAATCAGTCTTAGCTTGCTTGTTTTGGTCTTGCAATGCCTTGATTTGAGTTTGAAGTTCTTCGTTGTCGCCAGCCTTACCTGATAAGTCTTTGAGTTGCTTGTCGCGTTCGGCAATTTGTGATGTTAGATCAGTATTTTGTTGTTTCAACTGTTCTAATTCACTCTCAACGCCCTTTGACTTCTCCAAATCCTTACCATGTTCAGCCATGACTTGGTTTACCTGTTCGTCTGATAGACCAAACTTTTGCAATGTATCCCTGTTCATAAAAATCTCCTTCGTGTTTTTACGGTGTAACGTCACCGAATTTTTTGAACTTAAAAAAGCCTTTTATAAGGGACGTGCTCGGGTCCACAATAACAAACTATTTTTTTAATGCATATCCAGCAGTACTGGTATTGTTAAACATTGAACTTCGTTTAACGCCTGTGGCCTTTCCTACATAATTAAAACTAAATCCAGTTGTTGTTGGCTTAAAGTCACTTACATTATTAAAAAAGTAAGTTTGCCCATTATTTGTAAATGGTAGATTGCAAGAATTAACCGAACACTGCAAACTGCTGAAAAACCTTTCGTGGTGATTGCCAGTTGAGTGTTTTCATTGGTCTCGCATTGATCCAATGATTAATTTGATCTAATTCTTTGGCGCTAACTGTTTCAATTTTGCGTTCTTTCGGTATAAAACGACGGACGTATCGATTTAATATCTCATTACTCCCACGTTCTTCTGGTGAATATGGGTGCGCAAAATAGACTGGAATGCCTAGTTTT